GACAAAATCATGAAGTGGGCAAAAAAACAATATAAAGAAAAAAAAAAAACACCCCAAGGAGTCTAAGCTCCTTGGGTGATTTTTATTACTAATTTAGAATTGCCGTATTCTAAGTACTCAACTGTATATTGTTTATCATTTAATAGACGTTCACCTAGATCATTAAGATTTATAGAATTGATATAGGATCTGTTTTCACATACCATGAAACTATAATGAGTCTTTAGTCTATCAATATATTGAATCTCAATATTATTATTACTAAACTCTCTAAACTTTCTACCTAGCATATACTCTAGTTTAGCCATAGCTATAGCTATTGGATATTTAGGAGTATATATAACATTAGTTAAGTTAGCTAATCTAGCTTGATATACTTCTGGGATTACAACTAAACCAAGAGATCTAATATATTGCATATTATCTAATATCCATTGGCAAGATTGTTTAACACATTTGAGTTCTACTTCATCTCTATAACCGTTATTGAACTTGATGTATTTGTAGTCAATCAATTGGTCTACGTGAGTTAACTCATGAATGATGATCTCCAATGCTAAGTTTCTAATTTGGTCAGTATCAATAAATCCATGAAGCTCTACTGTATCAGCAAATGCTTCTAAGCTTATATAAATACAACCATATGGTGTAGTTCTAGCGATGTTAGTTTTAGTATCTAAATATCCTGCAACAAAGTTTAATCTTGTGTAAGGATCTAATGTGTTTACCTTTCCGTTAAATGTATCATATACGAATGTAAGAGTCTGTTGAGCTAATTCTATTATGTCAAATCTGTTCATATCTTTCCTCCTCAACATAATAATATATCAATAAAATGTACTTTTTTAAAAGGAGTCTGAAATTATGTTTAATAGAATGACAGACGTTGTTAATAAAATAGAGAGACGTTTAGGTACAGCTCCTTTGAACTTACCTGAAGAACTCCAAAAAGAACACTGGGCTGATAAAGTAATCAAACCGGATACATTAACTACATTTAGCCGCTTCTTTCCTCATATGGTTAAAGTACAACTTAAACCAGAAGATAAGAAAGATGGCTATTATCTATTAGATCGTCAAGTACCAGATAACTATGAGATTCTTGGTGTTAAAGATATCTTATGGTCTGATACAAATAATGAGACAGCTGGTTTACAACAGTATTCTGGTTATGGTATCTATAACGTATTAGCAAGATCTATGGATACTGATAGTATCATGCTTGCTCAAAACTATGCTGACATAAGTTCATTATTCAATAGTGGTATCTATCTAGATTTCATTCCACCTAATATGGTTAAACTTGAAATGGCTGTTGGTGGTAATACAGATAACTTGTTATCTAATGTATATATTGGCGTATTCGTTAAGCATCCAGAAAACTTAATGACTATTGAACCAACTAAGATGGAGACATTCGAACAGTTAGCACAAGCTGATGTGGCTACATACTTATTTGAATACCTCAAACACTATGATGGTATTGAAACAGTATATGCTAATATTGACTTGAAGTTATCTTCTTTAGAATCTCAAGCTCAAAGACGAATGGAAATCATTGAGTTCTTAAGAGATAACTACGTTAATCCGGCTAATACTAATCAACCAATTATGTATACTGTATAAAAAAATAAATAGGAGAAGGAGTTTCAAACTCCTTCTCTATTCTATTTCATCATATTCTGTCTATTAGTACCAAGTAATGGAGTCATAGACATATATCTAGCCATTGCTCCAGCATGTAATAATGGATTATAAGTCATAAGGAATCTTCTAAATCCCTTAAGACGAGATACTGGTACATCAAAGATTAGATCATTATTAAATCTAAACTTCATAGCTTCTGTTAGTGTACCATTATGATCATCTATCAATACAAATGGCATTAGATCTAATCTATTACCGAATCTATCGTCAAGATGTAAGTAACGAACTTTAAGGCTATCGCATTTGATATCTAATAAATCCCCTGTAGTTGAATACATTCGTTTAAATGGTGACGTCTTATTTCCAGGATCACAGATATCTATCGCTTCATCTATAACTGTACATAAGTCATCATAATTATCCCAATCGATAATTACACCTACAGTTTCACCTCTAGGAGATAGTCTCATTCTATATCTATATCTAAGATTAGTTGTAAGCTTATTGGCTCCAACTACATACTCGGTATGGAAATTCTCCTTAATCTCTGTATTGATTCTCTTAATTGTATTATTAAATGTAACCTCCATTTTTAATGTCAGTTGATAATTTAGTTCAAAGATTTGTTCGACTACTTTATTATAGTTCTCAAAGTTAGCCAATATATTCACCCCAATCTATTAGTGATTTGTAACGGCTATCTTAAAAAAATAAAACCCCTAGGAGAATGAACTCCTAGGGGAATTATAATTATTTTCTAGCAGAACTGATTAGATGATGATCGATATCGATCTTATTCAAATCAGGGTAAATATCTGCATAGTATTTTGTAGTACCATTTACTACTGTAGATAAACGAACTACTAGATCTTTTTCACGTCCTTGATGACGAATCAATTCATAACGTAGACGTTTGTTTGGATCGCATTCAGAGTTGAATTCGGATACGAATTGACCGAATTTCATAGCTGCATTTTGATCACTCATTTTGTAGTTAAGTAGACGTACTGCACGTACTATAGTTTCAGTATTAGATTCTTTAATCTTATTGAAAGAATCATAATCTACATAATTACTTAAGATGTGTTCATTCTTAGGGAAGAATACGTTTACTTTAGTTTCACCATTATCTGGTACAGATGCTACTTCAGTTTTAACTTCTTCTACTTCTGGTTTATTAATCATTTGAGAGAAGTTAACTGCAATGCTAGAATCTGTATTCGCTAAAGGTTGTTGAATAGCTTCTTCAGCTGCATCAATAATATCAACATTTTGCATGCCGATTTCTTCTACTGGTGCATATTCTTTTTCTAATTCTAATAGGGATTCATTAACATTGAATCCTAATCTTGCCAATTGTTGAAAAAGGTTTTTGTTTTCTGTGTTTGTAGTTTCCATAATATGTGTCTCCTTATATAAAACTATGGAATAAAATAAATAGGTGATAGATCGTCAAGATCTATCACCTTAATAATATATGCTTATTTAATTATTTACGTGCATATTTCGCATACTTGCATATGTAGTATAAAGTCTTATAGTGTCTTACTACTGGTAGCATAGGTCCAAATATTGAGATTAGTTCTAATGCGCCAGGCTTTTTGAACTTAAGTACTTTTTCTTTGGATTTCATGATTATTTGTATCCTCTTTCATACGTTTACAAAGATAACGAATACGCTCTTTATCTTCTTCAGATAAAGTATTAAATATATGTAGAATGAAGAGATCATAATGTTTTCTAAGAAGTCTACATTTTTGACGAGTTCTTGTATTCATTAATATTACTCCTAATAATTCTTTTTCATACGTTTACAAAATTCTTCTCTAGTAATAGTATTGTATAAGAATCTAATCATATGATTAGGATCTATCTTATAAGCTCTACGTCGTTGTACTATTTTACTATTCATTATTATCACCTAAAAGAGATGCCACTTTAGGATCTTCTAATAATTCTTTAGGAAGATTTATACCAATCAATTTAAGTTTTTCTAATGCAGCATCATTTGTTGCCTCTAATCTGTCTACAGTACCAACAGTAGTGATTAAATTTGCTTTAGCTTTATTTCTTGGTCTATTATTCATTAGTTTTCTCCTTCAGTAACTACAGATAAGATTGTAGATTCTTTATTAAGTTGATCGAGAGCATTACACATTTTTGCAATGCTATTGTAGAATTCTATGAATGATCTTCTATAGCATTTCATCTTAGGTTTATAACAAACAAATCTTATGAGATCTGCACATGTTGTTTTAGCAATAAGATTATCATTAAGCTCAGTAATTCTATCAGTGAAGGTTTTATTTATAACTATACCTTCATCGGTAATGATACTACTAGCATATAAGTTGAATGCTTTAAGAAGATTCTTGTATCTACCGTTCTTCTTATATAATAAAGTATCTTTCGTAAATAAATCTTTAGTCTCCATCTTTATATCCATCCTTAGAATAATCTATAACTGAATATCCAGCATCATATTGCTTCTTAACAGATTCTCTAATCTTAAATAATTCATCAGCTTTCTCCTGTAGAGTATTAAGACTAATCTTAATCTCTCTACATTCAGTAGCATATTTACTAAAGATAGGTTTCTTAGCATTATAAAATCTGGATATGGATCTAAACCCATCATCTACCACTTCAATACATTCCGTGTTAGGATTACGAGTTCGACCTAAAGTTTGTTTAGCCAATATCTCTGACTTAAATGGTTCAGCCAAGATAATAGTAGCTTTTAAATCTCTGATGTCTAATGCAGCACCAGCAGATTTAGTTGTTGAAAGTATAATAGTCTTCCTAAGTTGCTCTTGTTTAATCTCTTTAGGAATAGCTGAAGTATATATACCGATATCATCTTTGAATTCAGGATAGTTCTCCTCAATCCAAGCTTTAACGATATCTATAGCTGATATAGTACCAATATATACAAGTACTTTACCACCAATCTTCATGATCTTATCCATAACTATATACATCATATCATAGAATTGATTATTACAAACGATATAGTTTGTATAAGCATTTCTATTTAGACCGTATACATTATTAGAGCATTCACTTATATCCTGTGGAGATGGTCTACTATTAAATCTTAATGCAAGATAAGATGTGTGAGGATCATTATCTTCATCAAATAGATTTATACTAGGAATATTCTTGAAGTATAATCTATAGATAAAGTTTTCTGTCTCATCAGATCTACCTGGTGTTGCAGTAAGATATAGTGTCTTCTTAGTATTAGTATAGAAGTCTATCATACAAATATTATCAAAGTTTAGATGGGCTTCATCATAAACCTTTAGGAATACTTGTAGTTTCTTAAATAGTTCACCAATCATATTCCAACCATTATTAGTACCAAAGTTCTGTAATGTGGAATGAGTAACTAGGAATACTTTATACTTAGATACATCAGTGATACCATTTAATATTTTATGGATACCAACTGATCCGTTAATTACTAATACCTCTCTAGTAGGATCTAGATCGGTATATTCACCAACACAATTTCTCCATTGATCTAACCAACCTGTAGTAGATGCAATAACTATAGTTCTAGCTTTCCAATACATTAGAGATGCTATAGTTACATAAGTCTTACCTTTACCAGTTGGTAGATTTATAGATAGCTGACTATTATTCTGATTAGAATAATATTGTCCTTTGCCTAGAATGAAGTGTAATGCTTCTTGTTGTACTTCATCTCTAGGAAGATATTTAATCTTAATAGGCGGAGTTTCAAAATATGGATCGCTATTATATTCTTTAACTGGTTCTTCCCCCTCAAAGAACTTCTTAACGAAGTATAAATCTAAACCCCTAGGGAGATATAGAAGTCTATTGGCTTCATCATATGACATCCCTTTATAGCTTTTAGTGAAAGTAATTCTATCAAATATAGTAAAATAAGATTCCAGTCTAGGAGCATCTCCTAGACTGTAATCTGTAATCACTATAGATGAATTACGTAAGATTATCTTATTCATAATCTTAAATTTCCTCATTCACCAATGCATCAGTAAGCTTACGTTCATTTCGGATATCCTTATTAGTTAAGCTTGGCTGATTCATAAATAATTGTGGCTGTTCTTGGAAGAAGTAATCTATAGTAGACGGAGCTGTCTTATTATAAGAAGATGGATTCTTCAAGATACTAGCCAAGTTTTGGAAGTCTAATGTCTTAGTAATAGAAGGATTTTCATATAATGCCTTAGTAAGTGGAAGTAATACATAAGGTTCATTTACATTATTCCAGTTAGGTTTGTCAAAGATATTATATGCACTTCTAATTTGATTAGACAAGATTGTTTCAGTATGCACTGTATGCTTAGACATACCACCGTTCAATAATGCTCTCATGAACTCTTGTGCTAAATCATCTTTAGTAAAGGATGTAGTTACAGCCGCTTTATCTAAGATATCTTTAATACGGTTTAGAGTCTTAGAGAACTCATTATTTACGATAGGTGTATAGAAGATAGTTTGATCTTCTTCTTTAGCTAACGCACTGACTGGAATATTGATTTCACCTTCATCAGTTTGATAGCGTTTCATATTAGTTAATCTAACTAATGCTTCAGAAAGATAGAATTTATCAATCTTATCGATTTCGATTGGGTATTCTTCTTTACGATCAATGATAGTGAACTTATTCACATAATCATTATAGTCTAATACAGTATTAGTTGTATCATCTACATCATCTTCATTATCTTTAAAGATCTCATCTACATGGAATCTTAAATAGATATCATTATAGTTTCGATCTTCAATTAATGAGATAGTTTCTGCAGAACGAACAAAGTTCTCTACAAACTTAATTGGTAATTCGATATCAGGAATATCTGTTACCAATACGTGTTTAGCAGACAACTGTAATTGTGTAGTACTAGCTGTAATATCTTCAGATGGATACTTACCTACATCAATATCCTTATTGATAAAGTATAAGTCACCATAACAATATCTACAAATTCCTTTACCTTCAGAATGAGACTGACAAGTAATAGGACTTCTAGTATAAATAGTCTTACCAATTAAGTGAGTATCAGCTTCAGTAATAGGACCTAAGTCAAAGTCTTTTACTTGATCGAATCTATAATACTTACCAATCATTAGACTAAGCTCTTTTGCATCTTTAATATCGTATCTAATAAAGTTACGAGAAGAGCATTTGAAATGTGGATCTGGATGCAAACGAGTACCTTGGTTGTTTAGACCAATCTTACGTGCCATTGCACCAGAAGAACCTACATTGATTTTAGAAATGATTTGAGCTGTACGACCAGCGGAGGATTCAATGAAGTAATCCATCAAATCAGTTACACCGCCATTGATATAGCTATTAGCAATAACATGTGGGAATACGCTACCGTTACCATCTGGTTTAGTACCAATAGAGATAGCGTACTCTTTAAGCTGACGAATATTAATACTTTCATTAGCTCTAAATGCATTAGTATAGATATGATCATATCCTAAGATGTCTTTAGACTTCAATACATAATCACGTACTTTACCAATACATTCCATACCATAATCATTAGCCTTTTGTAAATCTACTTTACTCATATCAGGATGTAATAGATCATAGTATTCAGGAATAGCATTCATCATTAATACATCATCTTGTAAGTTGATGCTGTTTACAAATAAGTCTGCAAACTCATCTACTTTAGCAATGTAGTATAATGCATCTGCAATCATATTATTCTTAGTTAAGAAGTCGATATCTTCTATATGAACTTCAATAAAGAACTTATCAATATATTTCTTGATATCTTTAGCTGTAACTTCTCGTTTAAGGAAAATATGTTTTGGTTCAATCTCACAGTCACTCTTAATAATAAGAGACCATAAGATTAAGTTTAACCAATAATCATGAACAGTTAATCCAAATTCATGACCGCCAATAATTAAATTGATCTTAGCCTTAGATAGGCTAGGATCGTCTATACCATCTCTTAGTATACAATGAATAGCTTCGAAGTGGTTAGACCAATTCTCTTTCTTAATTTGTTGATTTACATCAAGTGTCATTTCTCCTTTGTTTTTAATAAAGTCAGTATAAATCCAGTAATTCTCAAAGTTGACAATAGTATCAAACATTTAGGAACCTCCTTAATGAATTACATCTATATTATTCTACTACTATAATATATATTCATATGTAAAATTCACTGTAACAAATAAAACCGGTATAGGATCTTTAAGACCCTATACCGAATGGTTTTATTATTTTTTTGGAGTTGGTAAATGTTTAGAAGTTTTAGCAGTTTTGATGTACTCAACTTGAGATTTGCGAGCTACACGAACTGCTTGGTTATTGTATTTTTGAACGATCTTTTTAATCAAAGCACGTTCGATAACACGGTTTTTAACCAATTTAGTCCAGAGTGGATCTTTCTTTTGTTTAGCGATTTGGAATGCAGCCATTTTTACACGGCGAGCCAAGTCATCATTTTTGCTTAAGCGAACCAAAGTCTTTTTATTCAATACGGATTTTTCTACCAATAATTGAGCTTCTTCGGATTCAGCGAATGCAATACGTTCGTCTTGAGGCAATTTGGAAGCCTCAGCATAAATCATAGCTTCAAGTAAAGCATTAGGGTTGGCAAGATCTTCACCAAGAACATCTTGTCGATCGTTTTCGTTGAAAAACATGTTTTCGTCCTCCTTGGAGATTATTTTATTTAAATATATTTAAAAACGAAAATTACGTTTTATTAACTTAATGTTATTCATATAAGCTGATATTAGCAAATAAAAGTACCTAGGACATCCAGATAGGAGGAATTTGAATATGACTAACTATGAAGAACTTGACAAAATTATAGCTATTTCTAAATATAGAGAGCAAGCTAAACAAAATTTAATGATTAACTTCCCTACTCTAACTGAGGGTGAAGTAGATACAGCATTAGATATTATTCTATCTAATGCATATAAGAAACGTGAATGTTTATTATATAATAATTATACTGAAGAAACAGCAGAGACTGACGTAGCAGGTATTAGTAATTATATTTATGAAAAGACTCCTATCATGGTAGCTAATGGCTGCTTATTCAAACAATATACAAAAGAGTTAACTCCTATGTATAAATTGATTACTTCCTTTACTGATAACCGTTCTAAGTTTAAGAAAGAGATGTTTAAATACGAGAAGGGTTCGGAGAAGTTCAATAAATATAACATGCTTCAAATGTTAGCTAAACGTGACAATAATGCATTGTACGGTGTAATTGGTAACTACAGTAGTGCATTATATAACTTATACGTTGCAACTGGTATTACTAGAACTGGTCGTGCATTGATTAGTCATGCTATCACTTTCTTTGAAAGCTTCTTTACAAACAACGTAAAGTTCCATTCTATTGATGAAGCAATTACATTCATCAATCGAGTTGATTCTGAGAAGTCTATTTATCCATCTAGTCTAGTATTAGATGAGAATGTAGCAGTTGAAGATGTATTCTATAAGCTTATGGATACATTTGATAGAGATTACTTTGATGATGAAGCCATTAATAAAGCAATGAATATCATTTGGAGCTTATTGATTAACTTATCCCAAGAGACTTTGAATAAGTTATTCTATAAGAATAATTGTCTACAGTTCTGTGATAATAAATACATGAAAGATTATATCGTAATGACTTTATCTAAACTCGATGAAGCATTCGTAGATCCTAACAAACCACCAGAAATCATTAAGGATAACTTAGACCACATGTTTGAAGTCCTTAAAGAATGGTGTTATATGAGATATATTGTAGTAGATAAGATTGATCGTTCTGCTACAATGAAACGTGATATTAGTATCATCACAGATACTGACTCTACTATGCCATGCTTTAATGGATGGTATACATTCGTTCTTAGAGACGTTTTAGGACCAGTAGATAAATCTAATATTAAACTTATGAATCTTCCTGAAGTAGAACCTATAATGGAGGAGGATAGAGTTTATAACTTCTCAACTGGCGAGATTGAAACTAAGATGATTAACGTAGCAACTTCTAGTAATAAAGAACCACTACGTTTTAGTATCATCAATATCTTATCCTACATTGCAGGTAGATTATTACGTGAACACTTTGATTTAGTTGCAGAGAATTATAATACTAAGTCTGAGTATAAAGAATGTCTTATTGCAATGAAGAATGAGTTCTTATTTGGTAGAGCTTTATTAACTGGCGGTAAGAAAAACTATGCATCTAAACAAGAACTTCAAGAAGGTAACTTGGTTCCACCATCTAAGATGCTTGATGTTAAAGGCTTACCTATCAATAAATCTACATTGAAAGAAAAGACTCGTAATGCTTTGAAAGATATTCTATTTAAAAAGATTCTTAATGTAGAAGAAGTAAATCAAATGGACGTATTACAGTCATTAGCTCGTGTAGAGTATGATATTAGAAACTCCATTGAATCTGGTGAAAAAGAATATTATAAACCAGCTCAAATTAAGTCTTATGCTAACTATGATAATCCAATGCGTATCCAAGGTATCAAAGGTGCATTGGTTTATAATGCATTAAGAGATGAAGGCGCAGAGGCTATTGATTTAACTATTCGTAATGCAGTAGATATCGTTAAGGTTACAATCAATAATACAACTCTATTACCTTTAATGGATTCTGATCCAGAATTATATGAAAAGATTAAGAAGTTCTTAGATGAAAATCAAAATGATTATAAAGGTGAGATTACTAGTATCTCAATTCCAATTGATGCTGAAGTTCCTAAATGGGTATTAAAGTTCGTTGACTATAATGATATCATTAATGATAACTTGAAAAACTTCCCATTAGAATCTATTGGTATTACTAAATTTGAAAAAGATAAAGTAAACTATACTAATGTGATTAAATTCTAAGATATATCCCCTATAGAGTTGAACTCTATAGGGGGAATTCTTTTGTTAAAATTTAACTTTCTCTAATTTAGTTTCTGGCATAGTTAATGTCATAGCATATATTGCTTGGATAGCTTCTTTTGCTGTAGAGATAACTGGGTTACCACCTAGATTAATAAAGTGGATATTAGTCTCTAATTGCTTTTTAAGCTCAGCATTTGCTTCATCAGTATATACCCCCTTGATGGTTACCATATCACCATCATAGTCACCACCGATGCTATCAAGATACCCATTACAGATATTCATAGTATCGATAAATTTGTTAGAAGTATCAGTTCCAATATCTTCTTTTCTTATTTTTGGATAATAATCATAGGTTATTCCATTAATAGTAACCTTTTCAGTTTCAATAGTAGATGATAATCTAATCTTAGTAGCAAACTCATTATAGAAAGTATCGATTGGATACCGTGTAATAAGAATCATTCTATCTTTAATAGCTTCTTCACAAGCTATATAGATTACATCACACCAAGTTATAGGTCTAGCTATCTTTTCTTCATCTGTAATTTCATCAAAGAAGTTTCCCCTGAATACCATATCATAAACTACTTGTTTACCATTTACTTTACATACTAAATCAATTGGTCTAAATCTATCGGAATATCCATGAATAAATCTATCCAATTCTTTTTTTAATACTTCATCAGAAAATTGTAATTGATAATCCTCTATCTCAGCGTATGTAGTATTTCCTTTTTTATCTAATACTAAATATTTACTATTACCGATAAATTCATTTTCA